CCTGGTTCTCTTTAGTCATAGAGATGTTAGCTTTCTTGTAGCTCTTCTCCATCTGCTCATACCACTTCTTGCCCTTGAGAGCCGCCTTATTGGCCTTGAACTGAGCCTTTGAAGCTTTCTTAAACGCCTTCTCAGCAGAGCGTTTAGAGGTAAACAGGGAATTAGCTTTGCGCTCAGCCTTATCAAACTTGCGATCTGCTTTGGCCTGTTTCTTTTCAAAGCGAGCGTTGAGCTTGTTGAGTTTCTTTGTGGCCTTAGCGTCGATCTTTGCAAGAGTTGCCGCGTGTTTCTCAACTTTACCAGCTGAGGCCAGTCGTCTAGCTTTATGCACGCCCCACTTCATGCCAATTACGCCGTAATGGTAGAGTTCAGAAGAGCTTAAATCATACGGGCTGTAAGGCGATAGCCATTTGTTATAGCTCATTTCTTTACTTTCCCCCTAAGTTTTACACCGCTGCCCCCGTCAGACGTATTACGTTTACGACTTCTGGGACGGTCACCATGGCTGCTTTCTTTCTTGCCTTTAATCTTTGATAACAGTCCTTTAAGCGTTTTACGAGCTTCGCTGCGCTTCCATTTCTTCTGCCATTCAGGACGATTCTTTTCGTGATTAATTGCGGCATTTGCGTTAAAATACATGGTGCTATAGCCGTTTCTAAAGCTATTAACTTCTCCGTTATAGTCGACAACTCCTCCGGCTACTCCGGTCATAGCTTCTTGAGCTTCAGTAGAGACTTTCTTGTTCTTCCACTTCATGCCCTTAACGCCGTAGTGGTAAAGCTCTGGCTGTTGAGTTGGTTTCCAAAATGTACTCATTCGAATGCATCCTTATTAAGTTTGTAAGCAACGAAAGCGTCCATCATAGCTGCGACGTTATCAATCTTATCTTCGCGTCGAGTCTTATCTAGCTTTCTATTGCCGTTGGTGTCTTCTCTCGTTATGCAGTTAGTCATGGCGAATTCCATAAGTTCTTCGTCAAACAAAAGCATCCGCTCCCCAGCAAGCTTCTTTAGCTCACCGAGAGGAACGGATTCTGTTCTGGCACCCTGTATAACTTTAACAATACCGAAAGGACCGTTTTCCAGTTCCCATCGGTTTACAAATTCTTTGGCGTTGTACGGATCGTAACCAAAGCAGCGTACGTCGTACTTATGCTCTTCGATGAACGAATCAAGATCGTCATAGACCTCCATCATATCCAGCACAGCGCCTTCAAGAACTACTAAACTTCCCTCAGCCAAGAAGTTGTCGTACTTTTGCCGCATAGCTAAAGGAAGATTATGATAGGTCAGATCAGAAATGTAACTTCGAGTCTTGATTCCAAACTGGCCTGAAGGGAGAGGAAACATGAAAGTGAATGCACAGAAGTCATCGCCCTGCGAAAGGTCTGCTCCCATAGCGCACGGCATCTCCCAGAAGTCCCGTTTGCGCCTGTGTCTAATTGTTTCCTCGTAGGTGAAGAAGTAAGTGAAGCCCTCCATAGGAAGACCAAACCTCTTCGCCAAAATATCGTTACGAGCAGCCGGTGCGTTCTCCGCTCTCTCGACCTCTGTCTGGTATGTCTCATACGAAACAGTGATTCCGAGATTGGGGTTAGCCTTAATCCACATGTTGGGGTCGGCTACTTCGGTTACATCGTCTAACTTGTACCACCAGATGGAGACGTGATCGTTAACGTAATCCCCTTTAAGGATCTTCATTAGTTCCATTTTGATGGTGTCGCCACATCCGTTACGAACTGTTCCTTCCGAAGAAGTTGCGATGATCAGCCAGTCATCGATCTTAGCTGCGCCCTGTTCAATAGCACCGACAGGATCCTCTCTGATGTCACCAGACAGCCACTCATCAATGGTGTTCATCTTGGATCTCATACCCTGAAGCTTATCGATCCTCATAGGGCGAATCTCAAGAAGAGAACCTGTGATAAAGTTCTCAATACCCTTCTTAGTCGATGCCAGTTTTACTCTATTTGCTTTAGAACCGGTCGTGTTCTGTAAAGAGCCATCTGTTAAGAACGTGAAGTAGGGGCCTTTTGACCTTGTAATGGCTGTTCGAATTGGCGATAGAATCTCGTCGGCCTGCTTCATAGTAGGCGCCGTCGTGATCTGATATGTCGTAGAAGTGTCTACAGTAAGCGCATAGGCTTGGTGACAGGAAGCGTACAAGGACTTAGAGGCCCCTCGTCCAACTATAAGAAACTGCTTGTTGCGCAGCCTTCTCTTGACACGCTTCTTAACGTAGCGTCCCCTGGTTCCGTGAATGCCGGGCTGCCAGACTCTCTTCTCAAGGAAGTAATACCAGCCCCAGACATCTTCACCCCAGAGTTTAAACGAATCCAGCAAGTGTAGGTCTGATCCATCTGTTAGAGTAAGTTCCTGCTCACAGAATTCGATCCAGCCTTCTACTGCTTTATCGTCGTAATAGTAATCCGGGTTTGCGATCATGGCATCGATACGATTCATCTGCATTTCGATTTCTCTGCAAACCGGAATCTCTCCTCGTAAGACTCGATCCCTGAAGATGCCGTAATACTTAGGCGTTGCTGTGTTTGATAGCATTGTTACTTACCGAAAGCCTTCTTCCTTTTCTCATCAACTTCCTTCTGGCGAGCTGATTCAGCCTGAGTATCTGCAACGGTCTTACGAGTATCAGTTACGATCTTGCTTGGTTCGGGAGATTTAGCAGTGAGTCGTTTGACGGAAGCTTCGCCAAAATTCAATGTCTGAGCCGAGTTATAAGAAACTGGTTTATCTGTACTGGCTTTAAAACCGGAGATAACTCTCTTGCCAGATTCAACATCGGATTTCTTTGCCTGCTGCCGTGTATAGCCGGTTTCTCCATCAGGATTCTTATAAGCGGCTTTCTCTCTAAGAGTCCTTGGCGGAGCTTTAAAGTCCTTAGGATCAGAGTTATCATAAGCTGCGTTCTTTTTAACGCCATTGTCCGGGCGGGTCTCTGCGTCTTTAGCAGCTTTCTTTGCTTCCTCAGTAGTGAATGCGTTCTCGTTGACTTTCTTACCAGCTTCTTTCGTAGAGATAATCTTAAGTCCCTTAGAATATTCGTCAGCAGTAAGATTGTGTTCTTTCTGAGCGCGATTTAGCTCGTCGATGTTCGTAATCTGAGTAAGAGCTCTGTTCTTCTCGGCTTCCTTGATGGCATCTTTAGCCTTCTTAGCGTCTTCGTTCTTTTCGCCGTTGAGAGCCTTATCAAGCTTATTAAAGTTCTCCTTAGCCGTAGCGATAGTATTAGCATAGCCACCGACTTTCTGGACGATGCTCATACCTTTGTCGATCGTATCCCAAACAGTCTTCTGGTTAGCGGCAACCAGGTCGGACATCTTCTTCTCATTTTGAAGTCTGAGGAACGCTTTGGCATACTCCTCGTTGGTTAACTTGCCTTTGAACTTAGCAAGGTCTTCGACGGAACCAGACTCGATGGCTTTCTTCTTTTCGGCTTCAAAATTGGCGTTGGCCTTACGGGTTGCCTGAGCTTTCTTAACAGCTTCTGCCTTAGCCTTAGCTGCTTTCTTCTTCTGGCGTGCGTCGCCGATGTCTTTGAAGCGCTGCTTAACTTTCTTAGCGGCTCCGACCACTTTACCGCCAGCGACTTTCATTCCTTGACGGTAGGGCTGGAATCTACGGATACCCCACTTCTGGCCTTTGATGCCGTGATGCTCGAAGAAGAGTTCATCCTCAGCCAGACCGGTGAAAATCTCGTCAGGTGTAAAGGACATAGCGTGGGTAAAGGAAGAAAAAGACTCGTTCATACGTCTTTCCATGTCGAGCATCTGATTGACTTTTTCCTTGCCTGCTTTGATGCTAGCTTCCATGGCTTTGATCTCTTTAGCGTCAGCACCTTCGGCTTTCATCTCAGCAAGTTTCTGTTCGCTCTCGTTGATTTTCTCTTCAAGTTCATCAAGATTCTCAACAATTGCTCCACCGCCTGGTCCTGCGGAAGCTGTCGCAAGTTCTGCAGGAGATCTTCGTACGCCCCACTTCATTCCTTTTACGCCGTGATGGTAGAGCTCGTCCTCCTTGGGAGTAATTAGTAAATAAGTGCTCATTCATCCTCCCATCCAGGATCGACTGCGTAGCTGATCCGACTTTCCATCTCAGCTAGTTCGTCCTTCATTTGTGTCACTAAAAAAGAATTAGCGGGAGGATCAAACAAAAGCTTGACCTTCCGCTTTACATACTCTGGAACTATGGAAGAAATATAGGGATTGTCTGTAAAGTCTTCCCATGACGTTGAATCGTCGGTCACGGTAAAGGGCCTTGCAGAGCAACCCAGCTGGAATAGTGTGAAGAACGCGGTGTTGATGTGGCCGCATAGTTCGTTATCATAGATGTCGGCCTCTTGTGGGACCTGGCAATAATCTTTCACAGATTCGAGAATGTACGCGTCTGTCATCGTTAAGTCCTCCAAGGGCATGTGTCATACGGCTTTCGTTCTACCAGAGTTGGCCTAGTTTGCTCCTTATAGCCGTAGTGAATGATTTGGTGAGTATCGTAGCTCACTGTTACTAGATTGTTCGGGTCTAACACGCAGTCAGCCCGGTTGAGAATATCTTCTTTTGTGATTGGGTTCAGATGATGGACAAGAATCTTGTATTTGTAGCCGTGCGGATGAATCTCATGGTCCGGATGAGCCAGATCGCAAGATTGATCTCGGATGATCACGTCTCTTCGGACCTTCTTCCACTCAGGCATTCTGTAAAGAAGCTGGTTCAAATATCGGTCGTAGCCGAAAGTCTCCTTACCAACTTTGCCGTAGGTCTTACAGTAGTTAAGCCTGGATTCGAAGTCGGGGAGTTGAATCAACTCAGTATAGGTCCTCGTCTTCATCGTCATTCGCTCCCGAATATCGTTTGAAGGCTGCGATGGCGTTAGCGAACATCTCTTCGTTACGCTGCTGCAGTCTTAAGTTCTCTGTCTTTGCCTTAACCAGCTCAAGTTCGAGTCTGGTCTTCTCGGTTTCGTTGCGATTCTTGCTGGAAGCCATGCGAATGAACTGTACAAGCTCCTGTCCGGAGGCAGTTCCGTTAAGAATTCGGGTTTCCACGAGATCTAAGGCCATAGATATCAATTGATTCTCTCGTTCCTCCGCCGTCCTAGCTTTTCGCCTAGGTCTTTTGGGAGGTTCTTCAACCTTTTTCGTGCGTCCCATGTTACTTTACCGTCCTTTCTAATACCTCTTAGTCAGTTCTAGCGGACTTCTGTATAGTATAGGAGGTACTATGGGGAGCAAATCCGCGTGAAAGGAGAGGCAAACATGCAGCCTGTAAAGCCGTGGAGCCGCTAGAACTGACTAAGGGGCATTGGAAGAATATAGAAAAATATAACCTCCGGGGGAAATTTCGAG